TTTAAGCTTATGTTCTCGGAGATCGGACGCGTACCCCTTAAGCGCGTCCTTACTTGGCATGAAGTTGTCAACGGATTGGGGGAGTACGGAATCCCTGCTTTGGATCGTACGACTGCAACCGGTCTTTTATCGGACTGGGCTGCGGGAATCAAAAAGTGTAGGGGGAGAACATCCTTCTTCACGGAGTATCGTAAGACGCCTGGAGAAATCCTGGCGGCCTGTGACGCTCCGAAGCCTTCTGAGCAGGATGAGTGGTACTATCCCATCCCGGAACTCATGGACGCTCTCAATGTGATGAGCGAACAGGTTTTACGGGGTGAGGTACCTGACATCCTCTGGAAGGATTGTCCAAAAGCGGAGCGCAAAGTTTTAGCGAAAGTGAAGATACCTCGCGTATTTTCCTTTGCTGAGTTTGTTCTCCTTATGGTAGAAAAGAAGTTTATGTCTTGTTTATCAGTTTGGATGAAAGAAAATCGGATTGAGAACAGTTTTCTCTACGGTATAAATCCTGGCTCTGATGAGTGGGATCAACTGTGGCTATTATTGTGCCAGTTCGTACATGGATTCGACGGGGATTTGAAAAACTTTGACGCTTCACAAGCGATTGTTATCGAGTACCTGATGATGAAGTACTATGTTTTTCCCTTCTTTGAGCACAAATGCGGTTATACGCAGTTTGATATGAAGGCCATTTATACTTTGGCCTACGTTTCAACTGTGTGTTTCCACGTTGGACTCGACGGATGGATTTACATGACCGAGGGTGGCCGGTCGTCGGGAGATTTCTCGACAACGCCATTCAACACCATTTTTCAGCAGGGGAACCTACGGGCCTACTACTTCAGTGTGGTGGGCGGTTTCTCTAAGTTTAAGGAGCAGTTCTATGCTCCCAACTATGGCGACGACTTTCGTGTTCAAACGAGTGTCCTCGAGCTGAACCTTACCGGGTTCAGAGATTTTCTCGCTTTGAGCGGGCAAATCGTTGATTCGGTGAGGAAGGACGGAAATCTGATAGATACTAAGTTGTCAGATACCGAGATCCTCAAACGAGGGTTTCTTCCGTACCGGGGTATGGTTTTGTCCCCTGTAAATCCAAATACCTTGGAAGAAATTCCTAATTGGATAACAACCACGGCAGGTAGCCCCCGAGACGCTACCTACGTAAACGCTGACATGTATGTTCGCGAGACATTTCATTATGGACGTGAACATTTCGAGTCGGCGAAGCGCAAGATGAACGATGCGCTTGCTCTCTGCACTCCTAGAGTTCCCCCG